ACTCAAACTTAACATATAAATCACCCTTAGCAATGTGTGTAGGGAAAACATTAACCATTCCAGTAGGAACAACCTTAACAATAATACCATGAGTACTATTAATGTTGATATAGTAGACCCACAAAGTGGAACTACAGTAACCGTAAATGGAATTGTTGCAAAAAAAGAACCAAATAGACCTTTAATTCTTTGGGCAGGTGTTTCTCAAACTTCAATTGGAAATGCATGTACAATTGTTGGTGAAGAGGCAATGATTGCTAATACAGGTAATTCAAATACAGCTATTGGAGCATTAGCTTTAAGGTCAAATACAACTGCTGTTAATAATACAGCTGTTGGTAATAACTCTTCTGTACATAATACTACAGGTGTTAATAATACTTCTATTGGTTATGGTTCATTAATAGGTCAAAGTGGATTAACTACAGGTAGTGGAAATACAGCTATTGGAACTACAGCTTTAAATCAAATCACTACAAGTAATTCAAATACAGGATTAGGTATTGCGGCAGGATTTTCAATTACAACAGGAGGCACTAATACTTGTTTGGGTGCTCAGTCAGCCAACTTACTTACTACAGGAAGTAATAATATTGCTATAGGTCACGATTCTCAGGCAGCAACTCCAACTACTTCAAATTCAATCACATTAGGTAATGGTTCTAATACAGTTCTTAGATGTGCAGTTACATCTATTACGTCATTATCAGATGCAAGAGATAAAACAAATATTGAAGAATCTACTTATGGATTAGAACTTGTTAAATCTTTAAAACCTGTTACATTTGAATGGGACACAAGAGACGGAGTTAAAAAAGGAGTTAAGGATTTAGGATTTATTGCTCAAGATTTAAAAGAATTAGATAATGAGCATTTAGGACTTGTGTATAGTGAAAACCCTGAAAAACTAGAAGCTTCTTATGGAAGATTGATTCCAGTGTTGGTTAAGGCTATACAAGAATTATCAGCAGAAGTTAAACAATTAAAAAATAAATAATATGCCAGCAGGATTAATAGTTTTAGACATAGATACAAATATAATAAATCCAATGACCGGAAATATGGTCACAGTAAATGGAATTGAAATTGTAAACCCCCTTGTTAATAACACCATTATAGGTTTAAATGCAGGACAATCAATTGTTGGTGGAATCAATCCTACAATGGGTACATTAAATACAGCGGTTGGTACAAATGCAATGGAATCATCAACCATTGGGCAAGCTAATACTGCTGTTGGACACGATGCTTATAAGTTAGGAGATGGTATAAATGATACTGCAATTGGAAGAGGTGCACTTTCAGCTATGAGCGGAGGGGCATCGTATGGTAATACTGCTGTTGGGGCAGCTGCATTTTTTCAATTAACTCCATCTACAACTGGTAATTCTGGATTAGGTTTAGGAGCAGGAGAGCAACTTCTTTCTGGTGATCATAATACTTTTATTGGATATGCCAGCGGCTCTCAATTTTCTGGTGGTATTAATAACACAACTTTAGGAACAAGAACAAGTGGTGGCGGAACACCAACTGCGGGTAATCATAATATTTTGTTAGGCACTAATGCATGTTGGAATTATGCTGGAGGGGATGGTAATATAATTATTGGGGCTTATGATATTGCTCCTCCTTACACATCTGCCCAAACTGGTTCTAATAATATATTAATAGGGAGAAATGCTACGAAAGCAAGTACTAGCACTGCTAACTCAATTACCCTGGGCAATAGCTCTAATAATGTTTTAAGATGTGCAGTTACATCTATAACATCTCTTTCAGATGCCAGGGATAAAAAAGAAATTACTGAGTTATCTGCAGGACTTGATTTTGTAAATACTCTTAAGCCTGTAGAATTTATATGGGATGACAGAAATGAAGAGGGCAGACATGATGTTAAAGATTTTGGATTCATAGCACAAGACTTAAAGAAATCTCAAGAAGATGCAGAATTATCTGATGTACTTAAATTAGTTTATGAAGAAAATCCTGAGAAATTAGAGGCTAGTTATGGTAAACTTATACCAATCTTAGTTAAAGCAATACAAGAATTATCAAAAGAAGTTAAACAATTAAAAAATAAATAACCATGAGTACAATAAACGTAGATATAATAAATCCAACAGCAGGTAATATTGTTAATGTAAATGGAGTTGAAGTTTCAACAAACGGAACAAATAATGTTTGCTTAGGAGCTCAATCTGGTCAAGCAATTACAACTGGAATTCGTAGTGTTTCAATAGGCGACTTGTCTTTAAAAACAGAGACAACCCATTCAGACAATGTTGCTATAGGACATCAAGCTTTAGAGGCTAATGCCGGTGGTGGAAATACAGCTGTAGGTGCTTGGGCTTTAAGAGCTGTAACAAACGGTATTCAAAATGATGCTTTTGGAGCTTATACTTTATTATCACTAACAACGGGTGGTAATAATTCTGGTCTTGGTGGTAATGCAGGAGGAAATTTAGCAAGTGGTAATAGAAATACATTTGTAGGTTTTGGAGCGGGGCTACAGTTTACAAACACTGGTGATGGCAATGTTGTTGTTGGAAACAGTAATGGGCATGCAAATGCAGGTGGAAGTGGAGACAATAACACTTTTGTTGGTAAAGATGCAGGCTGGCGTTTTGCAGGAGGTAATGATAATGTTATTTTAGGTAAATGTACTGCATTAATGGGAACGGGTATAACAGGTAATAATAATATTCAAATAGGAACAGACTCCGCAAAAGCATCACTTACTGCTAGTGATTCAATTACATTAGGTAACTCATCTCACAATGTACTACGTTGCGCAGTTACTTCCATTACTTCATTATCAGATTCTAGAGACAAAGAAGAAGTTTCTGAATTAGCGGTAGGTTTAGAATTTGTCAAAGAGCTTAATCCTGTATCGTTTGTTTGGAATGATAGAGATGAGTCTGGAAAACATGGTGTAAAAGACTTTGGTTTTATTGCTCAAGATTTAAAGTCTACTCAAGAAAAATATGAAATGGCTGAAACATTAGGCCTAGTATATGAGGAGAACCCAGAGAAGTTAGAAGCAAGTTATGGAAAATTAATTCCTATATTAGTACAAGCAATTAAAGAATTGTCTGCTAAAGTAGAGGCATTGGAATCTAAAAAATAAATAAAAATGGAATTATTAAATTTTGTAAGTTGGCTTAAAAAGGGTTTTATATCTAAAACAGTTGCCCCTAAAGACCTAATTCCTTTAGGAGTAAGGCTAAATGATAGAGAAGATAGTTATGTAACAACTGTAATTACAGGAGAAGACTTAATAAACTCTATTACATCGGCCGTAGGAAGTACTGTTGGTCCAGTTGGTGCTCAAGGTCCACAAGGAGCACAAGGAGTAGCAGGTCCAGTAGGTCCTGCTGGTCTTAATTGGCAAGGTGCTTGGGATACAAGTGCGGTTTATGCACTTGATGATGCTGTAGGTTATGCTGGAGCATCATGGTTTTGTATAAATCCAACAGGGCCTAATGTACTTTCTCCTAATTTAGATCCATTAAATTGGGCATTATTAGCTTCTCAAGGATCTCCTGGTCCTCAAGGTGCTCAAGGAATTCAGGGTCCATCTGGATCAAGCAGTTATGCTTTTACACAAGTTAATAATTCACCTCAATATTCTTATCCATCAGCCGCACCACATGTTGCAGATTTTATTACTATTCCAGCAAATACATTTAATGCAACTACTAAAGCTGTATTAGGATTAACTGCTTCAGTAAATAAGATTGGCACGAACGGTTTGTTTAAAATACAAGCATATATAACAACTACGTTGCCTGTATTAGGCTCTACACTTATTACTGGAACAAGATTAGGTGGCGCAGTAACAACAGCAATAACACAAAGAGGACAAAAAATTGAAAGAGATCTTGCAATAAATGGTAATTCAATATACTATATTAATATTACAGATACAAATGATTCTAATTCAGATGGTGCAATATTAGCAGCAAATGCAAATTACAATGGATTATTATTTGATACAGTGTTTTCATCTGTTCCAATAAACTGGACATCTACTGTATACATTAGCCTTATAATTGTTGCAGCTAGTCCACTTGATTTATTTGGAGCAAGATATATAACGGTTAGTAAAAAATAAAAAATAAGAAACTATGTCTATTATAAATTCAGATGGCTTAAATGCTAATTGGCAATTAAATGTTTTAAGAGGATTACAAGGTATAAATGATTTGTTATCAAACTTACCTGCCTGTTGTCCACCAGAATTACGAACTCCTGTAATTGTATATGAAACACTTCCGGGTTCAATACCTGATGGTACATATGGATTTTCTATAGTAAATGTAGGAGCTGCAGCAGGACTTGTAAATGGACAAAATTTACCAGCAGGAGTAACAATTAATTTTGATCCTAGAGCAAACAACACTATAGTAGGTTTATCTTATGATCCATTAGGAAGTAGATTTTTAATTACTTATATGATATAAGATAAGAAATGAAATACTTAATTATATTATTAATAGTTTTATCTTCATGTTCTCTTGAAAAAAGACTTGCTAAATATTGTCCATTATGTGTACAGAAAGATAGTACAATAACAGTAATACAAGTTAAGGACACTACAATAACTATTCCTGGAGAAACAATAACACTATTAGACACACTTTATTGTGACTCTCTTGGTAATGTTATATCTAAACTAACAGGTGACCTTAGAGACAAGGATGGTAAATTAGTTAGTTTACAAACTAAACTTCAAAACAATGTGTACTACACAAAAGCTAAAGTTGATACTATATACAAAACAATCAAGGGTAATGATATATATCATACCAATACTATAACCAAAACACTTAAACCAGAAAAGATTAAGTATATTCCCGGGTGGATAAATTTCTTAGCTTGGTTTGGGGGTATATGGTTAATTTTAGTAATCCTATATATAGTGTATAGAATAATAAAAGCACAAATTCCAGTGATATGAAAACAAATTTAATTTTCTTTTTTAGTGCTATGTTTTCTTTCTTTGCTCCAATACAAATACTTGTATTAATTTTAATGTTTACAATTTTTGTAGATACTGTTGTTAAATTAATATCACTTAAAAAAATAGCTGAAGAAACAAAAAGAAAATATAAAGATGTATTTAAATCTAGAATATTAAGACTAGGTTATTTACATAAGACTGCTGGTTATTTAGTAATGGCAGCAGTTATATTTCCAATTGATTATTATGCATTAACACCATTTATATCAGCAATGTTAAAGGTTTTTAATTTACAAGTTTTAATTGTAACACCTGCAATATGTACTAATGTTTTATTGGCAATACTTTGTCTTATGGAGGTATCTTCAATAAATGAAAATTGGTTTGATATATCAAAGAATAACATTTTAAAAAGTGTATCAAACTCTTTTAATAGAATTAGAAAAACTGTTAAGACCGTTACAGGCGCATACAAGGATACAAAAGATGATGTATTATGAAATTAGATATAAGTAAAATAGTTCAACATAGGTTAAGACCTGGTCAGTTCATGGAAGTAAAACATGAAAAGAAACAAATTTATTTACACCATACAGCGGGAGGTCCAGATGCAGTATCTGTAGCTAGATACTTTGATACTAAACCTGAGAGAGTTGCAACAGCATTTATAATTGGAGCAAACGGTACAATAGTACAATGCTTTAGTTCTAGAGATTGGGCATATCATTTAGGATTAAAAGAGAGCATCTTTAAAGCTAGCAAAGTTCCTTACATATCTTTAGATCCTATAAGTATAGGTATTGAAGTATGTAACTGGGGACCAATATCTTTTAAAAATGGTAAGTACTACAATTATGTAGGAGGAGAAGTAAATGCATCTAATGTGACAACCTTAGAAAAGCCTTACAAAGGACACAAACTTTGGTTTACTTATACAGATGCTCAAATAGAATCATTAAGACAATTAGTAGTATATCTTTGTGAAACTTATGATATACCTAAAGACTATAATGAATCTATATGGGATATAGATCTTGATGCACTTAAAGGAAATAAAGGTATCTTTACACACAACTCAGTAAGAAAAGATAAATCAGATATGTATCCTTGTCCAAGAGTAATAAAGATGTTAAAGAATCTAAAGGGTGAATAATGGCACGAAACACATTAGCAGGAAAATCTACAGGAACAAGTAAGTCTGCAAAGTATTTTGCTGAAAATTCAGATGCAAGAAAAAAAAAGAATGCGTATAATAAAGAATACCATAGTTCACCAAGCAGAGTTAAGTATAGAGAAAAACTCAATGCTGCCAATAGAAAGTCTGGAACTTATGGCAACAAAGATGGTCTAGATAAGTCACACACTAAAAAAGGAAAACTAGTAAGTGAGGTGGCATCAACAAACCGAGCCAGAAATGGTAAAGGTAATAATGCTAGAAAAAAATAATCGAATTTATAATATAAATTGTTTTTTATTAATAAATATTTATTAGTTAAATATTTATTATTATATTTGGCATATAAATAATAAATATTATGTCAGAAGAAACCAACCAAAAAGAAACAACCATGACTCCGCAAGAGATGCAGGAGATGCGCAAAAAAACACTAGAATATTACAGAGATCAAAAAGTAATGCTTACTGCTCATTGTGATGTTGAAGAACTAAAAGCGCGTATTAAAAAAGCTCAACTTGAAGCTTTTGATTTTTCAATAAAGTTTATGCAGCTTGACCTTGCTATGAGAGAGGCTGAAGATGAAATTGAAGATGATGCTGAAGAAAGCTTAAAGCCTAAAACAGAATAATATGGCAAAGGCATTAGTTGTTAATAAGCAAGTGCCGCTTTCTTTAATTGAAATAATTAAATTTCAAATAAACATGCACTGCTTTATTAAAAAAATAAGGCTGAGTCCAGCACAATTAGATTGTTTATCGCTATTGGGACTATATGGAGACATTAACATGTCTGATTTTTGTACAGAAGTTGTTTCTCAAGACATATTTGGAAATGTACAAACTACGCGTAACTTTATTACAAAATGTGTTAAAGATGATCTAGTTACCAGAAGTGGTTTAGGAAACAAATTAGTTTCAATTAATAAAGAGCTGGAATTATTATCTGAGGGTACTATATTATTAAACTTAAAAATATATTATCTTGAGACCAACAAAGGGTAAGGATCTAATTAAAAAAACAGCAGAGCATTTAGGTCTGTCTGAAGAGTTAGTAAAAGATGTTGTAGATTTTTATTATGAAAGGGTAGCTAAAAAAATTGAATCATTAGAGCATCCCACAATATATCTACATGGACTAGGAACACTTAGATTAAGTAGAAAAAAATTACAAAGAGATATTGATGGTCTTAAAAAAATACTAGATGGTGAAACACAAGAAGATTTCAAGAAGGTTATTAAGTATAATCTTTCTAAAGCTCTTCTTGATTCTAAGATTAAAGGTTTAGAAATCTGTAATGAATATTATAAAGAAATATATGAAAAACGTTATAAAGATCTGGAAAAGTAAAGGTCAAATACTTGAGGGCATTAAAAATAATATTTTTAAGAATGAGCATGTAGAAGAGATAGCGGCAGATAGATGGAAAATTTGCAAGGGTTGTTCTTTTGTAGATTTACCTGGAGATAACTGTTTAGTTCCTGGAACAGGCCCTTGTTGTAGTTCATGTGGATGTAGCATGGGTCTAAAGCTCCGGGCACTTGGATCAGAGTGTCCAGAGGGAAAGTGGGAATCAATTCTTTCACATGAAGAGTATTATTTATTAAATAAAAAACTACAAGATGATGACAACTAGCACATGGAATGGAACATGCACATCTACTAATACTTGGATTGTAAATTCACATGAACAATATTATATTAATTTAGAATTTGCGGCTGATTTGCTTGCTTCCGGAACTATTTCATCAATAGATTACTTTAGAGCAAAAGAGATGTTAAAAAGCACAGATAGCGATATAGTTAGATTAGGAAGAACTTTTTTAGAAACTAAATCTGAAATGATATGAGTGTAAAATTTTATGCAGATGAACACAAGTATATTAGTATTGATGAATGCGACCCAATTGATTGGATTAGTGTAACAAGACTAATACATTTTTTTAAAGAACCCTTTGATACAAAAGCGCAAGCAGAAGCCTGCTCTAAAGGAAAAAATCCTAAATACAATAAACTTACACCACAAGAAATTATTGATTTGTGGGCATCAGAAAATAAAAGGGCAACAACTCTTGGCTCATGGTATCATGATCAAAGAGAAAGAGATGTTCTCTCCTGTAACACAATTACCAGAAAGGGAAAAGAATTAATTATAATTAATCCATTAATGGATGGGTTAGTTAAATTAGCTCCGGATCAACAATTAGTTGAAGGTATATATCCTGAACACATGGTATATCTTAAATCAGTTGGAATATGTGGGCAGAGCGATAGAATTGAAGTGGTTCATGATACAGTTGATGTATATGATTACAAAACAAATAAAGAAATTAAAATGCAAGGGTTTGTCACCAAAGGTGGTAAAAGTAAAAAAATGCTAGGCCCTCTTTCTCATTTAGATGAATGTAATTATAATGAGTATGCTTTGCAATTAAGTACATACATGTACATAATAATTAAACATAATTTTAATTTGGCACCAGGAAAAATTCAGTTAGATCATATTGAATTTGAAATTGATCATCTAGACAAGAATGGTTATCCAGTTATTGCAATGGATGCAATGGGAGATCCATTAGTAAAAAAAGTAACTCCTTATGAACTTCCATATATGAAAAAAGAAGTTATTGCAATGTTTAAATATGTTCAAGAAAATAGAGAAAAAATACTAACACATGGCCATTAAATTATTTGATATACAAGGTGGAAAAGTTGTGCCAACGGAACACTGCCACATAATCCCATTCCTAAAGAGAATTATGGATGAATACCCAGACAACTATCTTTCAATATATGCATATTTATTTTATATGTCTTGTAGAAGTTCTGAAAACCCATACTTTAATAGACCACAAGAAGAACTGCAGGAAGAAATTTTAAAAGATCTTGAGGCTCAGTTTGATCCTGAAGATAGGTTAATACGCATGGCGTTAGATAAATGCAAATCTATGTATGAGACACCAACAGTCCGAGCATATAATGGAATTGTAAATATGCTAGAAAAATTAGCATTTTATATGGAAACACAAACTATTACAGATGGTAGGGATGGGAACATTACTGCAATTATTAGTGCGGCCAAAAACTTTGATTCTATTAGAAAATCATTTAAGGGTGTTGCTAAAGATTTAGAAGAAGAACAATCATCTAGGGCAAGAGGTGGTCAAAAACTAAGCTACGATGATTAATGATGAACTAGGTTTAATTTATGAAGATATACCAACATGGGATAACGGTGTTTGGATACAAACTAGTTTTTCTAGCAGAAAAGAAATGGCCGATGCTCTTGTGTCTGAATATTATAAGGAACCTGGTTTATATGAGTTTGATGATATAGTATATGAGTTTCAAAAGGAAGGTATAAAATTTAAAAAGGATGGTTACTTTTGTGATGCCGCAGATGGAACAAAAGACTTTGTTACATATTGGGATGATCAAAAATTAAAGTGTAGAAAGGGTGTGCTTTTTTTTAAGGATGATAAAAAATACTACCTATCACGAGAATATTACATGTGGCTAAACTTTTTGCCAATTGTTGATAAAGTAAAAAAGAAAACAGATTTTCCAGACATACATGATTCACAATACCATATGGCTCTCTATGAAATAATAGGTGAGTTATTATTCCTTCATGGGGTTGTTTTAAAAAAACGTCAATTTGGATCATCTTATTTTCATGCAGCCAAAATGGTTAATATATTGTGGTTTGAATATGGTCCAGTAATAAAAATTGGTTCTTCTTTAAGTGCATATGTGACTGGCGTAAATGGTACATGGAAAATGATTAACGAATACAGAAATTTTTTAAACCAACATACTGCATGGTACAGGCCAATGAATCCTGGTGGTGTTGGTGAATGGCAACAAAAAATTGAGTATGTTGAGAATGGTAGAAAAACAGAAAGAGGTAGAAAGGGCGTATTACAAGCATTGTCATTTGAACAATCAGATACTGCTGGTGTTGGTGGATTGTGTACTTTATTTTTTTATGAAGAAGCCGGCATTGCTAAGTCAATGGATAAAACATACGAATTTATGTTGCCTGCATTACAAGCCGGGGAAATTACAACAGGATATTTTATTGCATCAGGAACGGTTGGAGATTTAAAGCAATGTGAGCCTTTGCGTAAATATATGTATAAGGCAAAGAAGAATGGTTTTTATGAGGTTCCAAATAGATATGCTGACTCAAGCGGTGCGGTAATAAATTCTGGATTGTTTATTCCAGAGCAATGGTCCATGCTTCCGCATATAGATGAGTTTGGAAATTCTTTAGTAGAACAAGCTTTAGTAGCACTAACTGAATTAAAGGCTCAGTGGAAAAAAGATTTAGATCCTGAAACATATCAGATTAGATGTTCACAAAGACCAACTAATATGGAAGAAGCTTTTGCCTTTAGGGGCGAAAGTTTATTTCCATTAGAATTAGTTAAGTCACACAAAAGAGATATTGAGGAAGGTGACTATCCTTACAAATGCTATAGTCTAGCTTATGACAATACAGGTTCTATAATAGCTAACTTAACAAACAAGAAACCAATACTAACTTATCCTACAGAAAAAACAGCAGTAGATAAATCAGGGGCAATACAAGTATGGGAAGAGCCAGATGAAGAAAAAAGTTTTTGCACAACATATTATGCTTCAGTCGATCCAGTATCAGAAGGGAAAACAGTGACATCAGATTCACTATGTTCTATTCATGTATATAAAAATCCAGTGCAAGTTCAAAGAGTAAAAGTAACTGGGGAGGTTGAGACTTATATTGAAGGCGATAAGATAGTGGCTTCGTGGTGCGGTAGGTATGATGATATTAATAAAACACATGAAAAACTTGAACTTATTATTGAATGGTATCAAGCATGGACAGTTGTTGAAAACAACGTGCCTCTGTTTATACAATATATGCAGTTCAAAAGGAAACAAAAGTATTTAGTGCCATCATCACAGATTGTATTCTCTAAAGAAGTACAACAATCAAAAACACAATTTCAACAATACGGCTGGAGAAATGTCTCAACAATATTTAAAACAATTATGTTGAGTTATTTAATTGAATACCTTAGAGAAGAGCTTGATGAAGAAACAGATGAAGATGGAAAGGTTTATAAAAAGTATTATGGTATTAGTAGAATACCTGATTATATGTGTATGATTGAGATGGAGCACTATCAACCAGGAGTGAATGTTGATAGATTAGTATCCTTAGCAGCCTTGATTACCTTTGTTAGAATACAAGAAGCAAGTAGAGGATTAAAGAAAAGAGTTGAATATGATAATGAAGAACACTTGCATAAGTCAGAAAATTTGTATAAATTAAGTAAGAGTCCCTTTAGACACATTGGACAAAACGGAAACTCTTCAATTATGAAGAAGCCGCGGAATCCTTTTAAAAATTTAAGATAATGGAAATAATAAATGCTATTGATATAAAGAAAGGTAAAAGAACCAAAAAAAATAGATTTGGAGTATTTACTCAACCAATACAATTTATTCCTCTTGAGGAAAAAGATGAAGAGTGGGCCAAGCATAATTTAGATTGGTTAGAGTGGCAGGGTGTAAAACAAATAATGCATAAGGCAAGACGCATAATGAAAAATTATAAGCTTGCTAAAGGAACAATAGATAAGAGCGACTACCTTCCTGAAGTTGAAAATGAAATGACAGAAATGTTAGATGTTTTAACTGAGGGAAACAATGAGTCATTGGAGTTAAAGTTTTATCCATTGATTCCAAACATTATTAACACAATGGTTTCTGAGTTTGCTAAAAGAAATACCAAGATTGACTATAGAGCAATTGATGAGTATTCTTACAATGAAATTATGGATAAGAAAACAGAAGAGATTGGAAAAGTTCTTTTGGA